GATTACACCAATTTCTACCCCTGCAAATTGACCACTTGGCATCGGGAAGTCTAGTGACAATGACTTGGCGTAGTTTGAGTTGTATGAGCCGTAGCCGTAGATACCTTGGAGTACTGGGTTACCAGACAAATTGGATATTCCTACTAGCGGTGTGCCTCTAAAGTACCCAACCGCGTTACCGTTTATTTTTATTGTTTCTTGATTTTCTATTTCCGGAATAGTGACAAAGTCTTCACATTTAGCTCCGTTGTAGTAGTAGACAGACCCTCGATTACCTGCCACTGGATACACAAAGTTATCATCAAGAATAAATGCAAGTATCCCGCCTTTTTCATAAATAATATCCTCTGCACTGGTTGTCTCTGATATACCATCCCACCGCAACACTCGACCATTACTAATGTTATTAGTTCCGACTAAAACATCAAGGTCAAATGGAGCTAGTGCTGTAACCACTTCATCATTTTGTACGTTAAAGTTTGTCTGTGCAGTAAACGACCCTCTAAAGTCTACTTGCGCTACAACTTTGCCATCTCCAATGTATAAAGATGAGTTTTGTTTCACCATTGGATGGTGTGTGCTGTTGCCATTAACAAACGTGCCAGCTGGTACAATGTTTTCTTCTATATCAGCAATGTTACTAGTTCTAACTTTAAATAAGTAATCTTTTGTGGCGAAGTATACATAATCTTCTAGTTCGGCTGTGGTTGGACTAAATAAGTTCTTATACACATCTGTCCCTAGCCCAACGTGCTCTTCTGCACCCAATACAACGCCAGTCTGTGCTTCTGTACTCATTTCTAGCTCGTAGAGCACGTATGGACCGCTACTTGAGGTACGAATAGAGCCGTTTAGGTTTGCAGTAACCGAAGTAGTGGAAATAAACATTTTATTCCCACCAGGATATATCCCATAGGGTGCAACGGTTTGCAGATAAATAGACTCCACATTAGAGTTAAAAACAGAGCTGCGGTATTGCCAACTTTTACTATAGCTTATTGTCGATAGGTCATAAGCTGTAGATAAATCGTATTGGTAAAACCTACTTCTATTACCAGCTACTGGGTACCCATATGCAATAATTTTAGTTCCGTCTGAGGAAAAAGAAATTGGTTGGTTTCCACCAAAAAAGTTTACTTCTGTACCAAATGAAAATGATACTGAGTCATATGTAGCGGTTGAAATATCAAATGCCGTACTTAGTGTGTACTGGTATAAAGTCGGTGTGCCGTACTGGTCATCCCCAATATATAGTTTAGTTCCGTCAGTGTTTAGCTGCATGTACCAGATTGATGTAGTTTCTGATGGTGTAAACGACTTTGAATCGTATGATGAGCTTGAAATGTCTATGTTAGAACCAGTGGAGTACTGATATATCACTGTAGCAGATGATACATACCACTTCGTACCAGCACTATTCATGCAATATGCCCTAGAATCATCTGTCTGGGCAGAGTGGTTATAGAACTCGTCGTATGCAAAGTCGCTTAAGTTATATCCACCATCTGTATCAATGTACCCGTAGATAAATTCAGACCCCCTTCTACCTAAATGAAATTTAGTATTTCCAAAACCAGCGTCTCTTATTCCTAAAAAAACAGTTGAGCGCACAGAATTTTCAGTTACATCTAAAGACTGGTCGGTAAACGCCATTGTCCGAACATCCCATTCACTAATATTAAAGTTAGTCAAAAGCGTGTAAGTTCCTGCAACTTCACGCCATACTTTCCCACTTTCACTCGAAAACCATAACTTTGAGCCGTCTGATACTTTTACTGAAACTTTGCACAGCTCATCTACGACTGTACCTGAATCTTTAGTAAGCCGCTGGTGCGCTTTTAAGACCCCTGGCTTGCTTCGACTGTCTATTCCAACACTTTTGGACACAGAACCCCGCTGACCGCTAAATATGCTGTCTGAGAGTCCTCTGTATCCGCCACTGAATAGACTTTTCATGTTAGTAGAGTGGGTAGTTACCTGAATAATCGTTTAGTAAGCCATTGGCTGTGTTGTTACGTGCCAGGCTAAGTGTATGCTCGATGTCGTGTCGCTCTTGGTAGGTGACTGCTAGGGCGTTGAGAAGTCCTGACCCCTCAATTCCTCGGCGGGGTTCGACTCCAATACGCACCTCTACCTTGCGAGCTTGTTCGTCTGGTCCGTTTATCTCTAGGTAGTCTAATGCGGGCATTAAAGCTGCCAACTCTTCGAAGATAGGGTCAAAACCTACTACTGCATCCTCATCTCCGGCTTCTGGCGTAAAGGCTACCGGACCCTCTTGGTATTGTACTTCTACGCCGTTAGATGCTGCGTAGTTAGAGAAGCCAACAATGTATAAATTGCCTCCTAGTAGGTAATAATGGTCTAACATTCCACTAACCATCTCATCATCAGTAACCACGTCACGACTTTTAAACGTCAGTGTCTTCCAAGATGTGCCGTCAGACTCTTTGATTCTTATTCGTGATATTTTGCGCCACGGGGTAGAGATAGCGATGATGTTTTCGCCAATAGTTAAATCGTTTGTAGTATCCAGTAGGTTACTAGTGGAGTTTGTATCCTGTGACTTCCAGCTCTTGTCATGCCGTTGTGCTACCGCAGTCAGTCGATTAACTGCCATATTTAGCGACTGAATAAAGTCTGCGTAGGTGAAGTTATTAGAATCAGCTCGCGCCCACCGCAAAGACAGGTGATACAGGCTGTTGTATTGATTTGTATCATCTTTTAATTGCATGATGTGTGTGTTTTATGGACAAGGGAGAAAAGACAGTATCTGCTCTCCCCCACCCATAAGGGTGAGATAACTTGGTTAGTAGCCAGATGCGTCTACAAAAGTAGTCACAGTCATGTACTTACCGTCAGTAAATGTCTTTGCATTGTGCATAGTCACTCCTGATAGTCGGGTGAAGTGAGCCTCGCCAGTCATTGGCTTTGGTCGACTCATTTCGATTCCTTCATCTAGCTGTAAGGCAAGGTCAGTTGCGCCAACGGCTGTAAAGAACATCTTTGAAACTTCTGCACTCCAGACGTTACCAGAGGCAGTAAAGGTTTCAGCTGTTCCTACGTCACCGAATCCAGTGAAGAGCAGGTTTGCTGAACTTTCTGTTACTCCGATTCGTCGGTTTCGTCGTAGGTACATCCGTTGAGTGATGTCTGGGTTGCTGTATTGTGTTCCCACAGTTCCAGTTCCAGTGAAGTACGCAATCGTGTTAGCTCGTGAAGCTGCTACGTTTGCTCCAATAAGGATTTCGTTCATAGCTCCAGTTAGAGAAGTCTTGTACGTTGCAGTTACTCCAGCTACAGTCACAGTATCATCGTTAGACGGCGCTGTTCCCATTGCTAGGGTTGCACTCCAAGGCAGGTTGTTACTCTTTACAAGCATTGAGTCCATCAGCGACCGGGCTGGATAACCTCCTAGGTACGTTTGGTCTCCTAGTACAGTTGCTCGGTTAGCTGTAGCTTTTTCGATTGCTCTGTACGCTCGTGGTCCCATAAGGATGACACGTTGGATTTCGTCAATGTCTGCTACGTCTACTAGCCCTAGACCGTCTTCTACAGTGTCGAGGATAGTAGTTCCAGAGAAGTCGATTGGTGCTGCGGCTGAACCAAGAGTTTGTACACTCTCAATTTTACCTACCCATCGCTTTTCAACTGAGTCTTTCATGGCTTGTCCAAGGTCGTCACCATAACGTGCTACGAGGTCTTGGTCTTTAAGCTGTGACTTTTCAGTATCGTCGATGTTGATGTGGATTGATTCCGCATCGGTTGCTCGGTCTACGGTCAACTCTTCGTTAGCTGTCTCAATGTTTTGAGATACTGATGTAGCGGTGAGCGGGGAATAAGATTGCATCTGAGCGAATCCGATGATTGGCCGGTGATACTTACGTCCACCCTGGACCTTTAGTGCGTCTCCTGGTTCACGGTTGGCAAGTGCCATAGCCATGTTTTTGACGAAGAATTTACGCTGTGCTCGAGCATAAATTTGCTTCACCATGTCGTTGTCGATAGACATAAAATGTTTTTACGTTATGGACTTGGTTGTACTTAGTTCTCAGCCCATTCGTCGTAGGCTTTTTGCCCCTCTGGGGTAGCCATGTATGCAGCATCAGTAAACTGGTCTGGCATCTCTCCTGAATTGCCTTTAGAACTTTTAGCACTTCCGCCTCCGTTTTTTGCGGCTTCTGAAATGCGTTTTCCGTCAGTTTCTTTTTCAATCAAGTACTGAATGTAAGAATCTTTGGTAGCGGCACGAACGGTAGTTTCGTTAAGTTTAGCAACTTTCCTGAGTTCTGCCTTGAGTTCATCAGAATACTCTGACTCTTCAAGATATTCCTCATCGAATTGCGCCTTTACGGTCTGTTCCGTTTGCTTGCGGATAGAATCAGCGTCGAATTCAGTCTTTGACTGCTCTGGCTTCTTCTGTTCAGGCTTTTGGTTAAACTTTTCTAGCTCTGTTCGGTACTTAATTTTGGCACCGATAGCACTAGATAGTTTCTGGCGGCTTGATTTCTCTCGCTCTACCAGTTTATTAACCAAGTCTTCGTTATTGTCATCGGCTTCGAGGCCTAATGAGTCGAGGACAGATGAACGAAGGTCTGCGTCCTGAACTTCTGCAAGACTCTCCTGCTCAACTTGGAGCTCCTCCGGAGATGGAGTGTTGTTTTGTTGTTCCATAGGAATACTTATTTTTGTTGGGTGGACAATGTCCTTAATAACCTCGCTCGAAGATAATTTATATCTTGAACTTACATATAGGATAGCAAAACCCCCCATATTACTGGGGGAAACTGCCGACAATTATTACATCCCTAGCTTTCTGAGTGATTCAGCCCGCATGTTCGCCACTGGCTGGGGGTCATACTGGAATGGTTCGAGGATTTGGTGGACAGTCTGTACAGCAAGCGCCCGTCCTTTGGCTTCTACTGCAAAGTCTTTGTCATCTGCAATGCTAGAGCAACTATCTAACACGTCTATACATTCTGCTAGGTGCTTTTCTAGCGCTTGCCACTCAGGTCGTGATTTTAATTCTTTTGCATCTTCCGGAGTTAGCATATTTAGGCTTTCATTAGCTTTTCAATATCTTTGTACACACTGACCTTTGCATCTAGGAACGCACAGTCAATAGCGTATAGGTTTTTTGCTAGGTCATCGAACAGTGATTGTATCTCTGCTTGTGTTTCGGTAGATAGCTCTGTGCTTTCCCACAGTTCAAATACTGCAATCAGTCTGTCTACCTCTGATTTTTTTGCGTCAAACTCTTCTGTTGTCAGGATCGTGGCGTTTATTTTTGTCATAGACTATGTTTATTTGTTACCTCCTCAACTCTCTGCACTTCTGCTTTGTGTAACCGCCGTTGCTCTATTCGCTTAGGGTCGGTCATTTCGTTTAGGATGCGTTCAGTTGATGACCTTTCATCCATTTCTAAGTAGGCTTGGGTTTGATTGAACTGTTCCATACTATACCATTGCTGTCTGTGATGTTAGTGGAGCTGCTGGTTGAGCCGATGGCTGTGGTTGTGTAGCTTCTGGTTCCTGGGCTTGCATTACCTCTGGTGGTGTTTGGATGCCTTTTGACTTATAGATGTAGTCTAGGAAGAACGCCCGTCTGACTGGGTCAGCTTCTAGATTGATTGTCTGCATGATTGTATCAATCTCAGCGGTGTTGTATGCCTCACCTACCACTGTGACATACATTCGCGGTAGCACTTCCTTCCAGATTTCCTTACTGTTTTTA